TTGCCTTGAACATCATCACGAATTTTAACTGCTACTGGATCCCAGCTTGGTTTGCCAGCGTAGTGAATTTTACTGTTGTAAATTTCAATTACTTGGTCAGCAAACTTAAGACTTGGACGAGCACAGTCTTGAACTTGTTTAGTAAGTTCTGTTGGGCTATTGCCTGAACCAAAGTTTTCAAATGTTAGTCTGAAACGATACTTTAGTTTAGGCATTAGCATGCCTTGTGAGCCTGCGCTCTGGTCGCTTGCTAGCGGTACTGTAAAGTTAGATAATGCTGCGATTGCCATTTATATTCTCCTAATTATGCGCCAAGGCCAGCTATAGCACCAGTGTTTTCTAGACGCATTGGGATATAGATAAACTCAACTGATTTGACTGGTTCAATTGCTATGTCAACATGTAATTCGTTGGCATCGATTCTTGCTGGTGTGTTATTTGATTTATCGCAAACTACGATAAAGTCATACAACGCACGTTTAGCTGTTAAATCTAGCAACAATTTTTCAATTTGCTGTTTGATCTGATTACGTGTAACAGTATCATTTGGCTCAAAGATGTATGGTTTAGCAATTACATTCAATTGGTAACGCAAGTAAATTACTAAACGTGCAACATTGATACGATCCAATGAACTTGCAACTAGTTGACGTGTGTATTGTCCGTAAACTACTAGACCAGTTCCTGGAAGATATGTAATTGGGTTTACATGGATTCCTGCTAGTGTATCACGTTGTCCACCGTTCAATGCTACAGTGATAAACTCGCCTGTATTAACATCTACGTAACCAACTGAACTAGCATTTGTAACACCACCACGACGTACACCAGCTGGTGCAAACCATGGATAAGCTACGTTGTCGCTTAGAGCGATTGTACGTAACATGATGTGACTTGGAGGAACAACAATGTTGTTACCACGTAAGTCTTGTGAGTAACCCCATGGATAGTAAACAGCTGAGTAAGCACTAGTTTCGATCAATCCTACTGGACCGTCAATTGCTGCGCCTGCTGTGTTATTACCCCAGTTGCTCAATGAAGTAGCATCTGGTGTTAAGTGAGCTGGAGCATCAAGTACTACGAATGCACTTGTACCGTTGTCAGTATTCAAACCAACTAAAGCACTTGCTGTTTCTAAGTATCCTGGGCAAGCTAACAAGTTATAGATAACTGTGTCTGGTTGACGGATACCTTGATTGCTTTCGATAACTGCTGTCAATGCTTCTAGAACCACAGCACGTTGCGCTGCACTTCCAAATGTACCTGCACCGTTCAACTGATTTGGAGCTGCACTTACCCAACGATTTGGATAGTAAGCACCCATTGAACTTGGTGTACCACTTGGTTGGTACATGTAGTTTAAGTTTTGTGTGTTAACATAGTTAACAACATATTTCTTAACGTTGAAGCCTGAACGACGTAAGTTCCATAACAATGTTCCTGCTGGATACAATGCTGGGTTAGGTGCGTCAAAGTCTACAAAGTCTGTAACTAACAATGCTGAGATTGTGCTCCATGCATCGCCGTGTGCAACACCGCCGTCAACACTCCAACGTGCATCAGCAAATACGATACCGTTTGATGTTGTTGAATCGCCGTTGTTGATCAACACCCACTTGGTTGTTACTAAGTTGTACTTGTAAATTTGTGGGAACTGACTGATGTTAGCTGTGCTAACCCAAATATCGCCGTGTGCTAGTGCCGCACCGCTTGCTTGTGTTTTTGGTTGTGTAGCACTAACAATTGGACCCATTGGATCTGTTGTACCGCCACCTACGCCACCGTTAACAACAGTTTTACCAGCTGTTGATAGGTAACCTCTCCAGTGCGATCCATCGTTAATCATAATATCAACATCAGTAATATCGCTGTTGTACCATAATGTTTGGTCTGCTGGAATTGTTGTTGGGCTGGTTGTGCTTACTGTTACAAAACCATTTGTACTTGTTTCAGTAGCTGTAGAAATCCATAAACTTGCTACGTATGTAGTAGTTGATGCACCGTTATCACCGTCTAACAATGCAGCTGTGCTGTAGAAGTTAGCTACAGATGATACTGGGAACAATGTTGCAATTGGAGTGCCTGTACCGTCTACGAAAATCATTTCACCACCAGTCAAGTGACTGATTGTGATTGAGTTGTTAGAGCTGTTTAGGCTAGCTACAATGTTAGGATCTTGAACTGCTGCTTGGAATGATGTTAAGAACACAGTAGCATCAGTTGTTGCGCCAGTTGCTGTGAATGAAACTGTAACTGGTGTAGTTGGGCTTGATTGTCCAGGTACACTATTACTAAATGTAAATGTGTAAGAACCAGCTGTCAATGTTTTGCTTGTTCCGCCAACAATTGCAACACCAGTAACGTTAGTAGCACCTACGCCACTACGTTGATAAATTTTGAAGTTGCTTAGTGCTGGGCTCTTTTCATCGTCATTGTATTTTACATACAAAGCGCCTTGAGCCAAGTTAGAACCGCCACCTGTTGGATCTAGTGTTGCCAAAGCTGCTGAAGCACTTGGGAATAAGCTAACAGATTGTTGAATCCAAGCTGATTGTGCCGCATTGTATTTCTTGATGATCCAGTTTGCACCTTGGTTAACTGGAGTTGTCTTAACCCATAGTGAACCTGTTGGTTTTGGTGAACCACTATATGTACCATAGTTTGGTGGAGTATAGTGTGGAGCAAGTGTTAGTGTTGGAGCGTAGAATGTTGGGCTACCTGTCCAACCTGCGTTAGTTGCAATATTACCTGTTACAGAGAACGCTGTACCTGTTGAATATAGATACAAGTAACTGTTAGCATCTGCATAAGCTGTAATACCTGGAATACTAGCTGCATTAATAGCTGTTGCCAGTGCGCTAACTGTGCTTACACCGCCTACTGGGTGAGCTACTCCGCTTACTGTAATAATAAGTGTATCACCTGTGTCAGTGATAGACATTGCTTCTGCTGTAACTGGGCTAGCATAAGTTTGGTTAATTGTATAAGTACCAACTCCGCCTGGTGTGTATACGTTATATGAACCAGTAGCTTGTGCTGTTAATAATACTGGGTTACCAGTTGATGATGATACCAATGTAATTGTATTAGCTGCAACACTGATAATAGTTCCTGCTGGAATGCCTGTACCAGTAATAATTTGACCGTTAACTAGTCCTGTTGGGCTAACAACGTTAAATGTACTTGCACCGCTTGCACCACCGCTAGTATAAGATACTGTTGCGGCTGCTGTAGCTGTACTTGTAAGTTGTCCAACGATCAGTGTGTTTGGTGTTAAGTTAGAACCTGATAGTAAATCACCGTTAACTAGTGTACCAACTACAGTTCCTGAAACTGTTAATGTTGTACTTGTGATAGCACCAGTAAATGTCTTAGCAGTTCCTGGAGTAATTGTTGTAATAGGATTTACTGAAGTAGCTGATGGCCAACTTGCGGCCCAGTTTGAAGTACCAACTTCAACCCATGTGCCACCTACTGTATTTGTTGTAGGCTTTTTGTACCATAGTTTCAACAATGTTGTTGTTGCTACCAATGCAT